TGGCACAGGCGAGTCGCGCTGGCACCATGCTTAATCAGTTCCCCGCGCAAGATGGCCTGCTTGGGATGTTTATTTCGCCACCGCTGGACACGGCGCAGACAGTCGGCGGCGGAAACATGACGCTTAACGTCGCCGACGCAGAAAGCTCTCCGGGCGCGAATTTTTGGGTGGATTCGCTGAATATCTACGTCTGGCGCCCGAGCACAGGCACCAAGGTTGGCACGCTGCTGGATGCTGTTGACCTTGGCGGCACCGAAGGCGGAACCAGCGAAACCGTGACACACATCACGGGGATCACCTCGACAGGCATTAGTGCTCTTGCCGGAGATGTGATTGTCTGCGAGGTATGGGCGCGGAGCGTGCAGGCTATTGCCGGCGCATACACCGCGACGTTTTACTATGACGGTACGACGGAAAACACCACCGAGAACGCAACTGTCTCCAACCACGCGAGCTTCATTGAGTTCGCGGAAACGCTGACTTTCGGGCAGTCCGGAAACAGAATACGGATGATGATCTGATGCTCACGCTATCCCCAATCCAGCAAACGATCCTCGCGCAGTCCACCACGACGCCGACATACCTTGTGGATCTGGACTGGAGCGGTACCCAGCGCTGGAGCACCCGCGCCGACCATGTGGTGAGTGGCATTAATTACACTGGCGGCGAGATCGGTGTGAGGGGCGCTCAGGACTGGCGCACAGCCGACTTGGCCCTCAATCCCAGTGCTGCGCATACGGCGGTGCTGATGTCCGCATCGTGGCGTGGTGCGGCCTGTGCGATCTGGCTGCTGCCCTTCCGGGAACATGCTCAGCTTGTGGAGGAGGGGTACGCGGAAGATGACTATGGGTTTTTCGGGGATGAGGTCGGCGACCCCATTTTGCTATTGCAGGGCCAGGTGACATCGGCTGAATACTCGGGCGATGGACCGATCCGTCTCGGGGTGAGGCATGTTGCTGCGCTCCAGACGCCGACACCCAGGGTGCGATTGGCCCCGCCGATCTGCAACCATTTACCAACACCGGGGACGAAGTTCGAGTGGGCGGGCGAGTTGTACATATTGGAGGCGAGGTAATGGTTGATCCCAAAATCCTGGAAGAGCGCATCAGGGGCCATGAAGAGCTGTGTACCCACAGGTACGGGCAGATCAATTGCAGGCTATCGAGGATCGAGCGAATTCTGTTCGTATCTGCCGCTGCAATCATGGGGCAATTGGTTACAATTGTGGTGGCTCTCTTGATGGGGATCGGGAAGTGAATGTAGAGAAAATTCCGCACGTCTACGACAAGCTGTATGTCGGGCTCACACCGAAGCAAATTCACGGCGTCGCGCTGGAGCGTGTGGCGCACTACTCAAAGCCAGCACCGCATGGGCTGGACGGTACTTATGAACTGCTGCGCGATGCATGGGAATCCATAGCGCGGAGGAACAGCAATGAAAACTGATGAAGCAAAACCAACCGTTACCATCAAGACCACGCTGGAGAAGTTCGACGGGGACAAAAAGCCCGGCGATGAACCAGTTGAGGTGGTTGAGACCATCGAAACCATGACGCTGGATGAATTTCTAGCACAACAGGAGCAATGACATGGGCATGACCAACGCATACCGTAATTTCATCGCGCAGCAAAGCATCGGCGAGGCGGTCACCGCATTCAACAACGCCAATGCGCATCTGGGTGTCGGCGACAGCGTCACGGCGTTTGCCGCCACGCAAACCGACTTGCAGGCAGCGACCAACAAGCTGCGCAAGGCCATGGAAGCAACGTATCCGCAGCGCTCGACCAATGTTCTGACGTTCCGGTCGCTATTCGGTACCTTAGAGGCCAACTTCGCGTGGGAAGAGTGGGGCGTCTTCAATGCTTCCAGCGGCGGGACAATGATGAGCCGCAAAGTCGAATCTCTCGGCACGAAAACGTCCGCGCAGAGCTGGCAACTGACGACCACTATCACGATCAACGCTGGATAAGGCAGCATAAATGGCATCCGCCGAGCTGAATCCATCTGGGGTAATCCTCAGCGAGTGGGCTGGCGGCACGGTCGACACTTTGGCGACAAGCGATAATTTGAGGGCACTAGAAAGTACATCAGGCTCTGAAATTCTCGTCGAGGTTGAAGATGCTCCCGGAGATTTCGACACTCTGGACTCTGTGCAGCTCCATGTTGAGGGCGGCGTTGTATTAGGCGATCCGGAGAGCCATAGGATATTGGTTGAGCTGCTCGATAGCTCGAATACTCTGTTGGAGTCGTTTACTACACCGATCTTGCAACCTGTTTCTGGGGAGCTTTCCTATTCCAGCGCGGTTTTTACACGCTCGGACTCTCTGAGCGTGGTGAACGGATATAGGCTGCGAGCAACAGCGGTTGGCTCAGGGTCAGCTAGGTGGGTAATGGATCGCTTATGGATGACGATCAATTACCAGTCGTCAATCGTAACTGTTCCGGTTTCCGGCGCTGAAACACTAACGCCATCGCTCACAGAATCAGCGGAATTGTTGGGCATTGCAGATGGTGCCGATGCGCTTACGCCATCGGTTGCCGATGTTGCTGAACTCACCGTTGTTGTTGAGACTGCTGAAAGTCTGACGCCATCAGTTGTCGAATCGGCAGAGATCACTGTATCCGCTGATGTTGCGGATGCCATTACTCCATCGATCGCAGAATCCGCCGATCTTCTCGGCATTGCAGATACCAGCGAAAGTCTCGCCCCGTCCGTCACAGAAATCGCTGAGCTGAAGGGCATTGCGGATACGTCTGACAGCCTAACCCCTGACGTCACAGAGACCACTCAAATCACGGTAACCGTTACGGGGTCCGACACAGCAACGCTGTCTGTTGCTGAATCGTCGCAGGTCATCGCACTACTGGATACTGTCGAGAACCTGACGCCAGCGCTAGGAGAATCCGCGCAGATATTCGGCGACGCTGATGCTTCTGAAACGATAACGCCGGCGATTTCGGAGGCCGCCCAGGTATCTGCGCTGGCGGCGGCTGCCGACACAATTACGCCATCGGTGACTGAGTCAGCCGAGATTATCGTATCAGCGCAAGCATCTGACACGATAGCTCCAAGCATTACGGAATCCGCTGAACTGCTCGGGGTAGCGGATACGTCAGAAGGTCTGACGCCGAACCTTGCTGAGCAATCCGATGTTCTGGCGGCGTCATCAGCAAGCGACACGCTGACTCCTGCGATTAGCGAAAGCGCTGAAATTACGGTGTCAGTGGATTCTTCGGACACCGCGACACCATCTGTTGCCGAGTCATCTGAGATTCTGGCTGTCGTGGATCGGCCGGAAACGCTAAGCCCGTCGCTTTCCGAGTCTGCCTCGGTGCTAGGGTCTGCCACAGCAAGTGAAACGGTTACCCCGAGCGTATCGGATTCTGCTCAAGTCACCGCAGTTGCGCAAGCAGCAGAAACGCTGGCGCCATCAATCGCAGAATCTGCGGAAATCACCGTATCCGCAAATGCTTCTGAATCGATCGCGCCGTCGATCACAGAATCCGCCGGTTTGTTCAGCACCACGGATAGCTCGGATACCGTAACACCGAGCCTAACCGAAAGCGCGGTTGTTCTGGCGATTGTCGATAGTTCAGATAGCTTGTCGCCATCGCTCACGGAATCCGCTGTAGTCGATACTCAGGAGGTATCACAGGAGCACCCGCCCAAGATTCGCGACGTGCTTTATACTCAGGTCCAGTGCGCAGCGGTCCCGGCAACCGCAGAGCGCAGGGCTATGCTGATATCGCAATCCAGCGCAGTGAGGACTGTAATCAGCTTGCAACCTGTCCATGAGGCACGGATTACCAATCACCCAACCAGACTAGCAGAGGTGGCCTGATGGCAACCATAGAGATTACAGAGGGCTGGACGGGCGACCTCGATTTCACGTTGACCGCAGATGGCGTAGCGGTAGACCTCACAGGCGCGACCGTAGAGCTGGTGTTGACCACAGGCAGCACTGTAGTTGACACGTCCGGAGATGTTACGGTGGTCGATGCAGCGACCGGGATCGTGCGCTATACGCCAGACCCTGCGGATTTGACGCCCGGCCAGTATCGGGCGCATTGGAAGGTTACGGACGGCGGGAAGGTAGTGTTTTATCCCAATGGCCGTGGCGATCTTTGGATTGTTTATCGGGTGTGAGATATGACCCCAGAAACCCTGCGAGACCTCATTTTCCCCGCAGCATTCTCCCTGCTCCCCCCGAAACTCGACACGGTAGAGGCGCGAGCCATGCTCATTGCCATCGCGCTTCAGGAGTCCAGGCTGGTGCATCGCGCACAGTTGGTAGGCGGCGCTGCTGAGTGGTGGCATTCGCTGGATCCGCCAGCCCACGGCTACTACCAATTTGAGGTCGTGTCCATACGACTGATGCTCCAGCACAGCATTGCACGACCGTTGCTCATTCCCGCATTATCTGCGCTGGATTACCCAGTCGACGCGCCCGGGCTGATCCATGAGTCGGTACGAGACAATGATATCCTCGCAACCGTATTGGCGCGCGCTCTGTTATACACTGTCCCTGAATCCCTCCCTGACGAGAGCGAGAGGGAGCGCGGCTGGAATCAATACATCTTCGGGTGGAGGCCTGGCAAACCGCGCCCGGGCGCATGGCAAACAAACTGGAGGATAGCGTGGGAGACCGTGAAGCGGTAAAAGAAATGGTCGTCGCGATCCTGCGAGCCCTTATCTGCGGGGTCATCCTGATCGGCACATTCATGCTGCTGGCCGAGCGGGCGGAGGCGCTGGAGATTTACTCCCGCCACCCGGGCATCTCGACAAACGCGCACTGGCGGGACTATCCCACAGCCAGATACGGCGACCCCAGCGTGTGGCCGCAATACAACGCATGGGTTGGGAATGAGCCAGTCTATGCGCCGACCTACGCGGGCACAACCTACAGCCTGCCGGTGGACAGCCCGTATTATCATTACGCATTCGTTCCGCTCGGGAACGGGCGCTATCAGTTTCAGTTCGCACTCAACAGGTTGCAGGGCGACCAGTACGACAAGCTGTTCATCGGATTGAATGACGCCCTTGGCGCAGACGCGCCCATCGATTCGCTGACAGCCGTCAGAATCAACCTGGCCGGCGCCTATATCCCACCCCGTGTCGAGGCGCATCAGCGGGTGCTGATAGGTGCCGGGGTGCGATGGAATGGCCGCACCAACTGGATTGAGTTGAACTTGTATGAGCACGATTTCGACTGGTGTGGGCAGATCAATGAGGGCAACCCCGACGGGCTTCCGGCTGGTGTGTGCGATACCGACGGCACTTACGACCGCCGCAGTTATTTCGGCGGAGAGATCGTCGAGTACACCGTCCCCGGGAATATCCCATACGCACCGCTAGTGCCCAAGACGGGCTGGGCGCCCTATCTGATCGACTGGGGGCCGCTGATCCGCGCCTATTCGTGGCAGCGCCCGCCGGCGAGTTGGGACGAGGCCTCCATCGTGGGGGTGTACGTCGGGATCGAGAGCATCGGGCGCACCTACGCCTATGTGCAGGTTAGAGACTTAATGACATTTGGAGCAGAGTGATGACGAAGCTAGTGCGGATCGAAAACGCAGACCTGGGCGCCCACAAACTGGTGGTCCAGACGTGGGTCAAAGGCAGCAACGGCGAGCCTGACAGGAAGATCGGAGAGGAGGCGCTCAACAATCCGACCGATATGTGCAACGGCATGGTGTGGGCCGAGCAGTATCTGGTCGTGAAGGAGGCGGAGTGACGGGCGCGACCACCATGAGTGGCAGGCAGCGGCTCCGGTAGGGGCGTGGGAGCTGGAATGCCCGGAATGCGGGCGTATGATGGGCCTATGGAAATGCGAGTTCCAGCCGGAGACGTTCTACGAATGCGGGTGTGGCAGCCGTCTATTCTACGTTGTGCCGGACGGCTGTCGATGCCGGGAGTGTGGAGCGTATGCTGACTAAGCAGCAGTGGCTTGATCGCGCTGAGGTCATCGACGCCTACCGCGTGTTCCCGCGCCTGCTGCTGCTGTCCGCATTTCTATTCCTTTGCTGGTATTCGTGGTACGCGCTTCAGACCATTGTTTGCCTCGCCGACCGTATGTCCGGCCTCACCCAGGGCGGCCAGATCGTCCAGGCCGTGGCCTCTGGTGTGATCGCCGTGACAGTGCCGATGATCGGCGGTATGTTCGGCAAGGTGGCTGACTTGTACTTGAACACTGGGAGGAAGTGGGAGTGACCAAGATCAAAGCGCTTGTCCTCGGCGGGCTGGTACTCACCATCATTTCGGTGATCGGCGTCCAGCATCTGCGACTCGGCATCGCTCAGAACCGTGCAGATACCGCAGAGGCAGCGCTCGCATCCTGCAATCGGGACCGCATGACCTTGGTGGAGAGCATCAAGGACCAAAACGCCGCCATCGCAGAGATGAAGGCTCAGGCCGACGCCCAGGCCGAACGCCTCGCCGTAGCCGCACAGGACGCCGCAGAGGCGCGCCGCGATGCTGAGGTAAGGGTAAGGCGCATCATGGCCGAGGAAGTGCCGCAGGAGTGCGCTGCTGCCGTTCGGTGGGGCGCTGAGCAGGGCGCCAAGCTGGCTGAGAGGTGGATGTAATGAACGCCATAGCAGAAGTCGGGACAGACCTGTACCAGCGGATGTTGGCATGGTCGCGTGAGGAAGGAGAGCGTGGCAAATCCCTCGCCGAGGAATGGGAGCCTACCCCGTGGATCGTGGACGCATACACAGGCGGGCATCACAACGAGATGGGACGCGAATACGATATCAGCCAGTGGTGCATAGAGCATTGCGGTCCAGAATCCGTGCCGATGCGTGGCCAAAAGGGGCAGTGGAAACGAGGCGGTGTGACCATCGACGGCTATACCTGGATGGGGTTTGCCACGGAGGAAATGATGCGGGAATTCTGCGAGGCGTGGATGTGATGGACATATTTCGCGACCCAGCCAAGCGGGCTGAGTGGGTTTACGGCCAGAAAATGAGCCCATGCCCGAAATGCGGCAGCTACGACATGTTCCCGCAAATGCCCATCGTGATAAATCGTGATGGCGATGAAGCACCGGAGAACGTTGTAAGCAGGTGGGCTAAGCTAACGGCATCCGGGGAAGCAGTGTTGCAAGGCCCGTGTTACTACATGTGCAGGAGCTGCTTGCATAATGGACCAGCCGTTAACTGCGCCGGTAGAAGCGCGGAGGAAGCGAGGAAGGACCCTGAACTCAACCGCGAAATGAAGCGGCTGTGGAATTCGCAGTGAAGCGCTGGCTGCTCTGCCTGCCTCTGCTGGCCGGCTGCGCTGCTGAGCCGGTCATTCGCACGGTTGAGGTGGAGATACCTGTCGCCGTCGATTGCCCTGCACCGCCCGCCCTGATGCGCCCTGCGCTGCCCCTGGCCGACATCACTGCCGACAGCTCGCCTGCTGATGTCCTGCGTGCCTACGCGGCCACAGTAGAGGCGCTGATGGGGTACTCTTTGGAACTGGAGGGCCTGCTCGATGGCTACCGTGAAAAGACTGGCGATTAAGACCAGCGCCCGCATCCTGTGGGCAGCAGGCATTGCGATCCACCAGCTCGGGTCACTGGTCCACGCGCTGGGCCGGGCTACGCTCAGGCTCGCGTACCGGATGGACAAGACCTTGGATAGGTTCTGGTAGGCAAAAAAAGCCCACCGCTCGGGTGGGCAAAGCATCAGGGTAGGAAGAGCACTGTCAGCTCACGGCCAGATTACCGCTGGGATGGCTGGGTGTCAAGCTTCTTCTTTCTCTGCTTTCGTTCGCCATTCGTCCGCTCGTTGGCGCCGCTGATGATGACATCGTATCTGCGGACGTAGCGGTAGTAGATGTCGATCCCCGTTGTGGGCCTGCGCGTTTTCATGGCTTCTTGTCATCCACTCGTTTGTTCCATGCTATAGGCGCCCGAATCTCCGCATCCCAAAACCCTTCATGGAAATCGCCATCAAATAAGCAGCATCCGCATTCACAAAGGATGAACGTCTCTACCCTGCCGCCGTACCACGGGTCATTCTGTGGCTCAACGTTTCGCGTTACCAGTTTAGGGGTTGAGCCACAAAACGGGCACGGCGCCAAATAAATATCGTCCCGCGTCTTCAAATCTTCATCCTCCTGTAATGAACTCTTCCGCCTCCTCACGTGTCTCTCCTATTTCCAGCCCATCAAAACCATTGCCTTTCAGCGTTGGCCTTTCGTCGGCGCTGTAGTGCTTCACAACGAATGGTTTCATTTCAACCGCCTATACGGCCACGCCACCATAGCCGCGTCGCGCTCGTGCTGGTTGCTCCGCCCCGGCCAGCCGGTCACCTTAGCAAACCGCGCGGCAGTCAGCTTGCTGCCCTTGCGCAGCGGCGACACACCGACGCACTCCGCCCCCAGCCGCTTGGACATGTCATCGATCTGCCGGCAGAGCTGGTCGATCTCGCCAACGTTGCGCGCGATCTTGAGCATGGCGCGCGGATTCGTGCCGCGGCTGAATACCGGGCTCTGCATCCGGCTATCTTCGAACACCACCAGTGCCGGCGCGTGCTCGACGATCAGCGCCTCGATCTCGGCAGGCGCCACGGTGCGCAGCTCGCACAGCTTACCGTCGCGATAGATCGCCACGCCGGTGCGCTGGCCGGGATCAAGGCCGATGGTGGTCATGCGTCCTCGTCACTCATGTCCCATTCGTCGCCGTCTTTGTACTTTCCCGCCACCACACACATGAAAAATTCGTCGTCGCAGCCAAACTCTGCTACAGCCATGCTGACAATCGCATCCGCGTTGCGCTCTGTGGCGTTTGCTCCGAGGATGCGGACCCTGTGGGTGCCCATGTTGACCGCTATTACGTCGTACATTTTCTGTCCTTTCCCAGCGCGTTGCCGGTGCGCTGGCCTGGGCTAATTCCGATGGCGGTCATGAGTGTCTAATCCTCCTGAACTGCATTGGCTCCACACATCAATCACTACCACATAACGTTTCATTTCTCGCCTCCCGCCGCCAGTCACACACGTTCCTCGGATATCAACCCACAACTATACTCAGGTTTAATCCCAAGATCTGGATAAAATGGCCCATAAGTTTCGACACATTTCTTGCACCTCGATATTTCTCTGTCTGGAGTCGGAGGGTACCCAGAATAGATCATTTTCCAAGCCGAGCCAGGGCCGTGATCGTGAAACCTTCCGCAGCGATCGCAGTTCATTGCTCTTCTCCTGCCGCCAACCACATCTCCCGCCACACGCGCTCCGCGTCGTTGCGTGCAGCCGCAACATCGAGCGCGTCCCAGGAGCCCGGCCACGTGCAGTCGTCCTCCCAGCGCACCAGGCGTTGCGCGCCCGCGTCTATCATCTCCGGCGTTGGTGAGAGCGGCACTGCCTTTGGGCCGTCGCTGCCGTCGCCCACTGTGCGCTGGACCATAGTGCAGTCGCAGACCTTGCATTTGTCGCTCACCTCACACCTCCTGATCCTTCGCCAGCCGAACGAACAGCCGCGCCAGCTCACGGATTCCACGGCTTCGGTTGCCGTCACCCGCGAACTTCAGAACCTGGTCCACCTCTTCGGTGATGGTGATATTGCGGCGGATCAGCTTCGGAGCGCTCGGCTCCTCCGGGATATCGCAAACTACGTCGATGTCGTCATTCGTCATTGATGATCCTCCGGATGTCTGGCTCGCCGTAAAGCTCCTTCGCGCGCTGTATGCCGCGCGCTTTTGCCTGTGTTGGCAGTCCTGCACCGACCAGCTTTCTGGCGTCGTGTATGGTCGTGTCTTGCGTGATTTGCAGCCACAGCAGCCCGTACGCAAGCTCTATGGCTGTCGCTCCATCATTATTCATTTCCAGCCTCCAGCTTTTTCAGCATCCGCTCGATGCGCTTGCGTTCGTGCTCGACCTCCGCGTGGCTTGTCAGCCACGAATCCGGCGAGCGGTACAAATCCATGCTTTCGCCGGCGATCACGATGCGGATGCTCCAGGCATGTTCGCCGTGGCGCATGGGTAATACGCGGTAGGTCATGGCGTTCTCCTAAAATTCCAGGTCGTCGTCGTAGAAGTCGCCGGCGTTGAAGTCCGTCGCCGCTTTCTGCTCCGGCGAGTTCCGCTCCCCGGATGATGCCGGCTTTTCGTCCAGCATCTGCATCTGGTTGGCGATGATCTCCGTTGTGTACCGCCTTGCGCCCTCCTTGTCCTCCCAGGTCCGCACCGAGAACTCGCCGGAGACGTAGATTCTGCTGCCCTTGCGCAGGTACTTGCCCATGATCTCCGCCAGCTTGCGGAACGCGACAACGTTCACCCAGGTCGTGCGCTGCTCCTTGTCGCTGCCCCGCGTCCAGCTTTTGTTGACGGCGATGCTGAAACTAGCGACAGCATCGCCAGAAGCTGTGTACCTGATTTCCGGGTCTTTGCCCAGCCGGCCAATGAATTGACACAAGTTCAAATCGGTTGCCATGTTCAGTCCTCAGTCCAACACGCGATATCCGCGCCCGCGCATACACTCGCGGACGATTTGTTGCTGCGTAGCAACTCCCTGAGCAGCGCCAGATGCAGTGCCCAGCGCAGCGCCAGCCGTAGCCCCGTATCCGGTATCGTGATACGCAGCGCCGAGCAGCGCGCCGGCCTCCAGTTCCCTAATCCGCGTTAGGCGTCACGGTATTCGCGCACTCTGTGCAGAAAGCCATACCGTCACCGCAATATCGCTCTCCGCATTGAGGGCACTCAGGAAGCGGCTGCGGGCGGGGCTTCTTCGCTGCCTCCCACGGGTTGCGCATCAGGGCGTTTAGATCCTCTTGATTCATACTCGCCTCACAATGTAGCGGGTCTTCGGCAGTGCAGATCCTTCCGGCAGGTAATCCACGGTCTTGGCAACCACGTCGCCCCTCCGCGTTTTCCAGTGGGAGGTGTAGGGCCAATCCCCAATCGGGTATGGCGTCACATCCATATCGCCGATACGGCGGAAGAATTCGTCTTTCGACACCTCATGCCAATGCGGCCCAACAGTTACGTCAACCGGACCTTGCGCCGGAATCGTCGCTTCACTCATGATTTACCTCCTTCGCCGGCGCAAGGCCGGTTACGTCAGCGTTAGGTGTCACGAGAACCTCTTGTCCGGCTCTGGGTCCTGGAAGTTGCCGCCATTGCGCCAGTTGTCATACGCACGGTCGCTGGAATCTCTATCGTCGTCATACCGACGGCATCCGTCACGATCTCCGTCGCGCCATGCTTCACTGCGGTCACAGGGCGACCAGTCACGGTAGGGGTCTCTGTCTCTTGGGTACATCTTATTCCTCCTTCTTCGTGGCCAGTGCCACCTAACCAGTCAATGCAGCGGACGTGCTACGCACGCCGCTGATTTCCGGCGTTAGAACCCACGCCAACCCAGCCGCAAATGACAACCAGAGGCCCAGCGAAAAACTCAATCGCGGTCAACTTGTTTCCGTGTGCCATCTTGGTGACACGGTGCAGCCCGATCAGGTATTCGGTTCGCTTCTTGTTGTCGAGCGTCTGCGTTGCCCATACCAAATCTCTTGCGATCCCGGCCCCCAGCAGTATCGGCCCAACTTTCGTAATGCGCCGTGGAGCGCCAGCCCGCAAGGGTTCTAACAAATCGTTGCAGTCGGACGCTGCGCCCGCTGCCTGCGTTCTTTCCTGCTTCGGTGTTTCAGTCATTCTTCCCATCCTTATCCGGTATCGTGATACGCAGCGCCTACCAGAGCGCCGAGCAGCGCGCCGGCCAACAGTCCACCGACGGCAGCATCACCGACAGGACGTTGCGCCGCCAGTTTGTTGCACTCCTCGTTATCGGCGGAGTATCGCGCGTAGTCGAACCCAGGCGCGTAGGTGTCCACCAGCGTTTTGTGCGCGCTCCAGGAGCCATCGCCTTGCGGTGTTGCGCAGCCTGCACACAGTGCGGCCGCAAAAACGTAATGCAGTTTCATTTCTCCTCCTTCGCCTGGATGGCGGTGTTGTTGTTCACAACTCTCTCCCACACTGGCTCGGCACGCGGCACTAGTTGCACCCTGTGCCCCTCGACGATAGCGCGCATCCTCATCACTTCCTCCGCCGCCCATATCGTCATGGGGTCTGAGCACAGGCAGGGATGCAGGTAGATGTTGCTCATTCGGCGGCCTCCAGTTCCCTCACGATTTCCTCGACCTCGGCCAGCAGCTTTCTGACCTCGGCCTCCATGTGCGTAATCATCTCGTCGTCGCGCTCTACCCGATATACCGCCAGCCGCAGATGCTCGGGGTAGTCAGGATGATAGGACGCATAGTCGTTCCACTGCCGACCAGTCACCGCCATTTGCCACTGTAGTTGCGGCAAGTATTTCGCCGGCGGCGCCTTGGCGCGAATGGTCTCCAGATGCGCGGTCAGTCCGGGACATTTGATTTCGAGTAGCCCATCCTCGCCCACCAGCCCATCCGGCGAACATCCCGCCCCTGCGATCTCGGGATGCGGTATCCAGCCCACCTCCTGCACCAGGTTGCCGGTCTCGGCCTCATAGGCCGCTCTGGCGTGCGGTTCGCGCTCGATGCCGTCCAGCATGGCTTGAGACTGAAACGTCTCCACTGGCCGGCCTGTGATGCGCTCCACCACCAGCCTGGTGCGCAGGTTGGCGCGTGATGCAGCCTCGCCAGAGCGGACCGTAGCGAGCACGTCCGCAATGCTGCTGGCGCCAATACAGCCGCAGCGGGCTAGGCGCCATTCGTTAGTCTGCTGGCGCATGGACATCTCCTTCTCCCGGCTGTTGTGCCGCCCACTCGACTGCGGCGAGGTAAGCATCTCCGATTTCGCGATCTCCTACGTATCCCGGACCCCAATGCCGGCGTCCCTCATCAACCGTGAACCACCGGCATCCAGCCGCGATCCTCCATTGGTCGTCGTGCCAGACCGCGATGCAGCGGTAGCCGCGAGGGTCGTTAATGGGCGGGTGGATGATGCCGATGGCACCGCGCAGGTCGGCCCAGCGCAGGTCGGCCTTGATCAGGTTGGCACCGCGCAGGTCGGCCTTGCTCAGGTTGGCACCGCGCAGGTCGGCCTTGCTCAGGTTGGCCTTGCTCAGGTCGGCCTTGCTCAGGTTGGCCTTGCTCAGGTCGGCACCGCGCAGGTTGGCCCAGCGCAGGTCGGCCCAGCGCAGGTCGGCCCAGCGCAGGTTGGCCTTGCTCAGGTCGGCCTTGCTCAGGTCGGCCCAGCGCAGGTTGGCCTTGCTCAGGTCGGCCTTGCTCAGGTCGGCCCAGCGCAGGTCGGCATTCTGTCCGCCTTCCTCGCCCCACAGCCACATGGCGTGCAGGCGCAGGATTTCGGTGATGCTCATGCTTGCTCCTCCTCTCCCGGCGCAGGCGGATTGTCATCCGCGCGCCTGTGCTCATCCGCCATTGCCTTCAGGCGCGGCCCATGGGCTGCCCACACGCGAGCTTTGGCCTCGGATTTGGGGATAGCAGTAAATGCCATCTGGAGCGCCTGAGGGCCCGCCTCGGCGGCGGCGTCAAGGTTGTTGAGCAGCGTGAGCTCTTCGGGCGTGAGCGCTGAAACTGAGGCGCCATCCTCGCTTTCGTCCTCGCCATTCTCCGCCGGCGCGTGAAGGTCGCCTTTGTGCCATAGGTCGAGGGCTGCGCCGAATCGCATGGCCGCATTGCGGAGGGCGTCGCCGATCGTCTCCTTCACCGCGTCGCCTCCGGTCTTGCCGTCCGGGTGCCCGTATCCCAGACGCGTTACGCCACAGACAGTCAGGCGAATCCATAGACCGCCGTTGCCGTCGAATCGTGGCAATCCGTTGTCATCCCATGCTACGGGCTCCCACGACCAGCAGGAATCCACGTCGAGCAGACGATCCGTCAATGCCGCGTGGCCGACGTAATCCAGGTGGACGACGTCCGGGTGATGCCATGCGCCGCAGACCTTGCAGCGAACGCCCTTGCGGAAATCCTGCCGGATGGCTTCGGTCTGCTGCTTTGTCGGCTTCGGCAGCTTGCTGATCTGGTTATGCGGGAACGGCTCCCGCAGATTGGCGAGCTTCGCCAGATCATCGCTCATTGCGCTTCCTCCCTTCAATGATTGTGCCTGCTGCCCAGGCCATGCCGCCCCACAGGACGGCCATGAGTAGGTATGTGGCCATTGCCTTCCTCCTGTTTCTGTAGGTGTACTATTTAACGATGCACGCCACCTCGCAACCTGTTTTCGCTGACCGTGTCAGCGCTTACGGTCGCACCGCTGACAGCGCCATCTCGCGCCAGTCGTCGATGTAGTCGTCCAGCTCCCGCCCGAGGCAGCCCGCCTGTGTGCGGGGACGGCAACCGTGTTCGACCTCTCGATACCAGGTATCCCCGGTGCCGTAGGGGTCGACCTCCACGATCTGAGCGGGGCAGTCGGCCAGGTTGTGGCCGTAGCAGCGCCCGCCGTACATGCGGTGCGGGAAGTCGTAGGCTTCGCACTTGCAGATTTCACGTTTCATTGCTCGTCCCCTGTTGCGTTGTTGTAGGTGTATCCTCTCACGGTACACGCCATGCCTCAACCTGTTTTGCCGACCAAACACGACCGATCGGTCACAGCGTTGCGCGATCCCGGACTCTGCGGTAGGATGGGGGTGCGCTCTGGCGGGCGCGTGAATTGAAGGGGTGACAATGGCTTTATCGGTAAGCACTCTGCCGTCGGAATGGGTTATCAGCACTGCCTGTGCGTCCCTTCGCCCGCCGCCAGCCGGCGGTAGAGTGCTTACTGATGAGGCTATGAGATGAGCTTCCAGGCGATGACGTGGGCGGTAAAGCAGAAGCTGCCCACCAATCAGAAGATGGTCCTGCTGATGCTCGCAGACAGGATCAACCGTGACACCGGGCGCTGCACCCCATCCCACAAAAACCTCGCTGAAGACTGCGGAATGAGCCAGGCAACCCTGAAGCGGTGCCTTGCTGCGCTTTCTGAGGCGGGATATATCTCGATTCAGGCCAGGAAGGCAGAAGGCGTCAACCTCTCAAACCAGTACATCCTCCACATGTCCGATGAGCAAAAGGCATCGGTTCAGAATGAGGGGGGTGGGGTCACAGTGAGCCCAGGGTGGGGTCACAGTGAGCTGGGGGGTGGGGTCACAGTGAGCTACAAACCAGGAAGTAATAACCAGGAAGTAGAACCTAAAGATTGCGCGGACAAGCCGCGCTCTACTAAGCGCACCAAGGACAAATTCAACCCCGAAACCATACCCATCCCTGATTGGCTACCCAGAGACTCATGGCTGGAGTGGTGCCAACATAGACGCGACAAGGGCAAGACCATCACCCAGTTGGCGGCCAACAAGCAACTCAAGCAGCTCGCCGAGTACCGCGAGCAGGGTCACCACCCAACAGCCGTCATAGACCATTGCATCGCCAACGGATACCAGGGGCTATTCCCACCCAGGAGCACCACCAATGAAGCAAGCGGACGAACTCGCAAAGAGACACCTCTCGAAGCAGGAGTCCGAGAACTCCAGGAAATGCGAGAGCGCATCGCCAAGGGCAACATCGTCGAGTGGCTCAACGGCGGCGGAGACGTGCCCTTCGGCTGACCATCATGTGGACCGGGTTACGGACCTGTTCGCCAGGATGCGGTCGCTGTATCGCCACAAGGCCAACGAAATGGTCACGGTGATCGGCGGACAGCCAACCCTGGAATTCAAGCTCTGGCTGCAAAAGACGGCACACCTCACCGACCAGCAGTTCGCGCAAGGCGTTGCCATGATGGAGCGGCAGGAGATGGATGCCAGAAAGACTGGTGACGAAACTTGGCCTCCGAGCTATGCCGGCTTCATCGGGCTGGCTACCATGTCAACCAAGCCGCGATCTACGGTCACAGCGCTGCCTGCACCGACAGACAAGCGGCTAGCCGCCGAGAGACTGGCTCAGATACGGGAGATATTGCATTGAGCAAGCTGGCCCTGCGCGTCACTGAGTCAGGATTCATCCCCGCAGACCGCCATTCCGCCGATCAGATGCATAGCCGTGGTTACAGCCCTGGCGACGTGGTATTCGCGGAGATCCGCAAGCCACGCAGTCCGGGATTCCACCGGTTGGCCCATGCGTTCGGGCAATTACTGGTGGACAATCTTCAAGATTTTGCGGAGATGGATAGCCATAAAGCATTGAAGCGCCTACAATTGGAGTCCGGGATAGGCTGCGATGAAGTGGTCTACCGCATACCCGGGTACGGCATGGCGATACAGAGGCTGCCGAAGTCGCTGTCGTTTGCGTCGATGGACGAAGGACAATTCCGCGAAGTGTTCAGGGGATTGTGCCGGCATGTGGCTGCCGAGTATTGGCCGAGCTGCACGCCCGAGCAGATCGAGCACATGGCACAGTGCATGGTGGGTGAGTAGTGGTCGGCAAAACGAAGTCGTCGACAAAGGCCCAGCAAGAGCGCTTCAGCGAGCTACAGCGGATCGGCTGTATCACATGCCGAATCCGTGGATTCAGGTATGCGGATATCCATCACATCACCAAGGGCGGCCGCAGGATGGGGCATGAATACACCATCCCGCTCTGTAGTTGGTGTCATCGCGGGGTGCCTGATGGTAACCTGTCCATACCGGAGATGGATCGCCTGATAGGCCCATCGCTGGCGCGCAACAAGCGGCGCTTCGTCGAGGTCTACGGGACAGAGTTGGAGTTGCTGGAACGAGTCGAGAACCTGAGGGAGAAACATGGCACGCACTGACTGGATACACGAAAAAACCATCCCATCCGCCCCGCTACCCATCGCGAGGCCCGAAACCATCATGATGGCAAGACACGCCATCCGCTCAATGGATGCCGACATCGACAGCAAGTCGATGAAATACACCAGAGCCCATGAGCGCCACCACGCTAGGCGCCAGGCTATCGAATCCGCCCTGGTCGAGAGCATTGCCAAGTATGGGATGCCCGGAGAGCAGAGAGAGTGACAGCACGAAAACCGCCGGAACAGCGCAAGAAGCGCGGACGGCCTCGCAAGCAAATCGACTGGGCAGCCGTAGAGCGCCTGGCAATGATCCAGTGTACACAGCAGGAGATCGCCAGCTTCATCGGCGTGGACATCAACACGCTCCGGCAGCATTCAGAATTTCTCACCATCTATAACAAGGGACAGGATGCTGGGAAAATGTCGCTGCGCAGAAAGCAGTGGGCAGCACTGGAGCGCGGCAACACCACAATGCTGATCTGGCTGGGCAAGCAGTACCTCGGCCAGCGCGACCGACATGACGTCGAGCATGGTGGCGAGGTGACATCCAAGGTCATCACCGTACCGATGGCTGAGAGCCTGGGCGATTGGGAGCAAGCTGCGACACAAGCGCAGAAGCGGCTGCGGGAGGAGGTCAGGCACTGATGGGGGCTATGGCGCCTATCGAGGTCGTCTGGCGACCGCTCCCCGGTTCCCAGTCACTAGCGATGGCGTGCCCGTGCGACGTCATCCTGTACCAGGGCACCAGGGGACCAGGAAAAACAGACGCTCAACTGATGTATTTCCGCCAGCATGTGGGCCGGGGATTCGGCACCTATTGGCGAGGGGTGGTGTTCGACAGGCACTACAAAGACCTCGACGACATGATCGCCAAGTCGCAGCGCTGGTTCGGCGGGCTGGATGATGGTGCCAAGTGGTTGGCGTCGAACTCGGATTACAAGTGGGTGTGGCCGACCGGCGAAGAGCTGTTGTTTCGACACGCCAAGTCTGCGCGGGATTACTGGCACTATCACGGCCAGGAGTTTCCATTTATCGGCTGGAACGAGCTCACCAAACACCCGAACTCGGATCTGTACGACGCCATGATGTCCTGCAATCGCTCGTCGTGGATAGCGGGCGAGAATGGCGAGGGAGAAATCCCGCTAGTGGTGTTTGCGACCGCTAACCCCTACGGGGTGGGTCACAACTGGGTCAAGCGCCGCTTCATCGACGCCGCAGAGCCCGGCCAGGTAGTGCGCACGGTAACCGAGGTCTACAACCCGCGCACCAAGCAGCGCGAGCCGGTAGAGCGCACGCAGGTGCATCTGTTCGGCAGTTACAAGGAGAATCGATACCTGCCACCGGAGTACATTGCCGGCCTTGAATCCATCACCGACGAGAACCAGCGCAGAGCCTGGCTGTGGGGTGACTGGGACATCGTGGCCGGCGGTGCATTGGATGATCTGTGGGGACCGCATCTCATCCTGCCGAGGTTCCGGGTGCCCAAGACCTGGCGCGTGGATCGCTCGTTCGACTGGGGATCTACCGCGCCTTTCTCGGTGTGCTGGTGGGCTGAAGCAAACGGCGAAGAGGCCACGTTGCCGGATGGCCGCAAATTCTGTCCGCCGAAGGGCACGCTCATCCAGATTGCGGAGTGGTACGGCGCCACAGCGATCGGCGAGAACAAGGGCCTGAAGCTGTCTGCCAAGGCAGTAGCGCAGGGCATCAAGGAGCGAGAAGAGATTCTCAGGCGCGACGGATGGGTGAATGCGCCTATTCGCCCAGGGCCTGCGGATAACCAGATTCGCAACGTCAACGAAACCGACTCGGACAGCATCGAGAAAAAGATGGCCGATGAAGGCGTATACTGGACAGAGTCGGACAAGCGTCCTGGGAGCAGAAAGGTGGGCTTGCAGTTGATTCGAGACAGGCTTGAAGCATCGAAAACCGGAGAGGGCCCGGCGCTGTATTTCATGGATAATTGCCGGGCTAGCATTGCGATTCTGCCGACCTTGCCTCGGGATGAGAAAGACCCGGACGATATCGACACGAATGCGGACGATCACATAGCGGACGCCGTAAAATATCGATGCTTGGCCGGCAGCAATCGCTACGCCACCCAAATCGACGTGAGGTTTGCGCTTTGAGCGGAGTCAACACGAAACACCCGGACTACGAAGAGCAGATCGACGCATGGGTAACCGTGCGTGATGCTGTTGCAGGGGATCGAGCGATCAAGGCCAGCAAAGAGCGTTACCTGCCAAAGCCAAACCCGGAGGACAGGAGCGAGTACAACGCCATCCGTTACAAGCAGTATTTGCAACGCGCTGTGTGGTACGGGGTGACGGGCAGGACGCTGGACGGGCTGGTCGGGCAGGCATACGCCAAGCAGCCTGTCATTGAGATTCCCGCATTGCTCGGGACTGTGGCCGAGGACATCGACGGCGCAGGTCTTACGATCGAGCAGCAGTCGCAGCGCGTGGTGCGGGATGTCCTGAGCTATGGACGGAGTGGGCTATTCGTGGATTATCCGCCGGTCCAGCAATCCACCAGCCGGGCGGACCTGGAGGCCGGCCGTATTCGCCCGACGATTGTCCGATATCGGCCGCACGACATCATCAACTGGCGCACGATGACGGTGGGCGCTCAGCGCGTTCTGTCGATGGTGGTGCTGGAGGAGAGCTATGTCGCGGAGTCCGACGGCTTCGAGGACAAGACGGAAGCGCAGTGGCGCGTGTTGAGATTGGAGGCTGAGACCGGATTCTACCGCGTCGAAATCTGGCGCAAGATCGGTGACGTCGAGGTCGAGGTCGAGCGCTATTACCCGCTGGACGCCGGCGGCAACAATCTGACTGAAATCCCGTTCACCTTCGTCGGCTCTGAGAACAACGACTGGCGTGTCGACAAGCCGCCGCTGTACGACATCGCTGTCGTGAACATCGCGCACTACCGTAACAGCGCGGACTATGAGGAGTCCTGCTACATGGTGGGGCAGCCGACGCCATACCTGACCGGCATCACGGACAACTGGAAAGAGGCCATGGGCTCTGTGGCCTTGGGCACGAGGACTGCCATTGCGTTGCCTCCGAATGCTACTGCCGGGCTGCTACAGGCCGCGCCCAATTCCATGCCGATGGAAGCCATGCAGGCGAAAGAGCGGCAAATGGTTGCACTCGGCGCCCGGCTCGTAGAGCAGCGCGAGGTGCAGCGGACAGCGACAGAGGCCAGGCAATCTGATGCTGCGAATACGTCCGTACTCGCAACTGCTGTCGGCAACGTATCGGCCGCCTACACATTGACACTGGAGCGGGCGGCAGAATTCGCCGGCGCGACTGGCAACATCAGTTTCGAGATTTCGCAGGACTTCGCAGTGTCGGGCATGACTGCTGAAGAGCGTGCCCAACTGATCGCCGAATGGCAGGGCGGAGCGATCACCTTCGAGGAGATGCGCGACGGGCTCAGGCGGGCGAATGTCGCCTACCTGCCGGACGAAGAGGCTAAGGACATGCTAGAGGGCTCGGTAATTGGCGACGCCTGACCGGCTCATCGAAATCGCCACACGCCATCAGGTCTATCTGGAGAGGCTGAAGTCTGGCGTGGCCAAGGGCAATGACGCGGCGATCAAAAAGATCGAGAAGGCGATTGTCGGTATCCTGTCCAGCCTCAAAGTCGAGAATATGTCCGAGCTCACGCGGACCCGGCTAAACCGCGTGATTGCTGATCTGAGGGAGGTGCAGGACGGCATACTGACGGAGCGGATCGACGAACTTACGACAGAGCTTCAGGCAATCGCGGCAGCAGAGGCTGGCTTCGAGGCCCGCGCACTGGAGCGCACCATACGCCGCGCAAAGGTGGCAATCCCGAAAGCGAAGGCGGCCTATGAACTCGCGCAGAAGCGCCCGCTGTCGGCAACAGGCGAGCTTCTGGAGCCGTTTCTGATCGGCTGGAAGCGTAAGCAGATCGACGCCGTGAGCAAGCTGGTGAGCCAGGGTTACGCGAACGGCATTACCAACCAAGAGATGGTCCGCGCTGTTACCGGCACCAGGAGAGTCGGGTTTGCGGATGGGGAAGCGGCGAAGTGGCGCAGAGATGCGCAGACGATCGTGAGGACTGCTGTACAGCACGTTGCCAGCGCCGGGAGATATGCGACGTGGGAAGAGAACGCGGATCTGGTGACGGGATATCAGTGGGTGTCTACGCTCGACAGCCGCACGACTGCCCAGTGCAGAAGTTTGTCAGGAAAAGTGTTCGAGTTGGGCAAGGGGCCTTTGCCCCCAATTCATCAAAATTGCCGGAGTGCCACGGTGGGAGAATTACGCGACGACCTCAAATTTCTCGGCGAGGGCGCGACGCAATCCAGCCAGTTCGGCTATGTAGACGCCGACCTCACCTATTACGAATGGCTGAAACGCCAGCCGGCGGCATTTCAGGACGACGCAATCGGGCCGACCCGCGCAAAGCTGTTGCGCGATGGCGGGCTATCGGCGGAGAAGTTCGCGCAACTGAATCTCGGGCGTAATTTCCAGCCGTTGACGCTGGAGCAGATGCGCGCCAAGGAGCCGCTCGTTTTCGAGCGTGCGGGAATCTAATCTGGGCTACCAACTGGAGCAGTGCTCAACATGGCAATCAAGGCAATTCTGGACAGCATCGACGACCTGCCCGATCCACTGAAGGCGGAGTACAAGCAGGGCGACGACGGGAAATTTCATCTGGATGTCGAGGACATCGACAATCATCCGTCTGTCGGCGCATTGAAGCGAGCAAAGGATTACGAAAAGGCCGAACGGCAGAAGGCGGCGAAGTCAGCTCAGGAATTGAAGGAGCAGCTCGAAGCGCTCGCTGAGGAACGCGAGAACCTGCTCAAGGGCGCGATCCCCAAGGGCGACGTGGACAAGCTCGAAGCGAGCTACAAGGAGAAGCTGAGTAAGCGCGAGAAGGAACTGAGCGATCAGATCACCGGCCTGAACAGTAACCTGCAAACGCTGCTGGTGGATAACGTCGCGCAGAGCCTGGCGGCCAAGATCAGCGATTCGCCGGACCTGCTGCTGCCTCATATTCGCGGACGGCTCCAGGCGGAGCTGGTGGACGGAAAAGCCGTTACCCGCGTTCTGGATGCCGAGGGCAACCCATCCGCATTGACGGTGGATGAGCTGCAAAAGGAGCTTGTTGCAAATCCGGTGTTCGCGCCTATAATCAGGGCAAGCAAAGCTACCGGAGGCGGTGCCAAGGGTGGCAACGAATCGGGCAACAACGGCCAGAAGTCGATATCCAGAGCGGAATTCGATAAGCTGAGCCCCGAGGACAAGCGGGCCTTCATCGTCGAACAGAAGGGCACCGTCACCGATTAAGCGTCCAGTGGACGCACCCAGTTAGCCGCTCAGTGAGCGTGAAAGCCAGATAGGCCTGTGGCCTGCTAGGCACGAACCCCCGTGTTTACCAGACTGTAGGAGGCCATCATGGCTAACACCCTCACTGACGTAATCCCTATCCTCTACGAGGCGCTGGACATCGTGTCCCGCGAGCTCGTGGGCATCATCCCTTCTGTATCTCGCGACAGCTCCGCAGATCGTGCGGCCGTTAACGAGACCGTCAATTCCTTCATCGTCCCCGCCGTTGCGCTGGAGAACATCACTGCCGGTGATCTGCCGGCGGACTCCGGCGATACCGTGCTGGGCAACGTCACGCTGACCATCAGCAAGGCCCGGGCTGCTCCGGTACGGTGGACCGGCGAAGAGCAGCGGGGCGTCAGAAACTCCGGGCAGCTCAACGCCATCCAACGCGACCGCTTCGTGCAGTCCATGCGAGCCCTGACCAACGAGGTCGAAGCGGATTTGGCCGGTGAGTACATCCGCGCATCCCGAGCTTATGGCACCGCAGGGACCACGCCGTTCGGAACCGACCTGACCGAGGTCGCGGAGATCCGCAAGATCCTGGCCGACAACGGCGCACCGATCGACGGCAATCTGCACCTGGCGATGGATACCAGCGCAGGCGCGAATCTGCGCGGCCTCACCCAGGTGACGGATGTCAACCGAGCTGGCAGCGATGATCCGCTGCGTCGAGGCGCACTGCTGGATATCCACGGATTCCAACTCCGTGAGTCTGCGGGCATCAAGGCGCACAGTGCAGGCTCCGTTACCGGGACTGTGACCGTGACTGGCGCTAATGCCATCGGCAGCACTGCTATTGGTGTGACCACCGCATCGGGCGCAAGCGTGTCTTTGGCCGCTGGTGACGTGGTGACATTCGGCGGATCTGACAAGTACGTTGTCGCCGCCGCTGTGACCATCGGTGCATCCACGACCGGAACCATCACCATCGCAGAGCCAGGCCTTCGCGTTGCTCTGGCGGGTAGTGAGACCGTCGCAGCCATTGCGAGCTTTCGGGCGAACATGGCCTTCCACCGCTCGGCGATCCACCTGGTCACCCGTGCGCCGGCCATGCCGGATGGCGGAGACGCTGCCGATGACGTGATGGAGATCACCGACCCGGTAAGCGGGCTGGCGTTTCAGGTTGCCTTGTATCGTCAATACCGGCGCGTGAAGTACGAGATCGGCTTGGCCTGGGGCGTCAAGGCTGTCAAGCCTGCCCACATGGCGCTGCTGCTCGGGTGATGGCGATGAAGCGCATGAGACCGCCGCAGCCCAACCGTAAAGGCGTCTACGAGGTGCATGACGTGATTGCGCGTCATGTGCCCCGCAGGCTCTCGCAGGGGTGGACATTCATCGAGCAGAAATCCATCGACATCAGCGGGCCATGGATGGCTGCACGCGCTGCCGTGAAGGATGAGCTGGGCAAGCTGCCCAGATCGAAGTCGGAGGCCATCGAGATGCTGCGCGAAGCGGGCTACGAGGTGATCGATGGCTCTGACCGTTGAAGATGGCTCAGGCGTAGTCGGGGCTAACAGTTATACCGACGTTGCCGCTGCGCGAGCCTATGCCACGGCGAGGGGCGTAACGCTGCCTGCTGCTGATGCGGACGTCGAGGTTCTGCTGGTCAAGGCCATGGACTATATCGAGTCCCTGCGCAATCGCTATCAGGGCGAGCGCACCTATACCAGCGTCACCAACAATCTGGTGTGGCCGAGGCAGGGCGTCTATGTGGATGATGAAATCGTCGCGCACAATGCCATCCCGCAACTGCTGAAGGACGCACAGGCACAGCTCGCGATGGACGCGCAGACTGCGGACCTGATGCCGACAGGTGCAGGGCGAGAGGTTATTCGCGAGCGTGTAGAAGGCGCGGTTGAGGTCGAATACAACCCGCTCGGCATCACCAATATTCAGCCGGTGTTGCAGAAGGCAAAAGCCCTGCTGGCGCCGCTGATGATGGCCTCGTATCTGCGGACGGTGCGCGTATGACGTTCTACACCGACATGGCATCGGTTGCGACCAAGCTGGTGACACAGTACGGCAAGGCGATGTCGTTGCAGCGCGTGTCAGGTGCGACGATTGATCCGGTGACCGGAGTCGCCAGTGGAGGAACGACAGACACCATTGCTGTTACCGGCCTGATTACCAAAATCTCCGGCGCAGATATCCAGCGCGTCATGGCCTTGTCTGGAGGCGCTGAGCGGCTGAGCGGGAGCGAGGTCGTGGTCAAGCTGACCGCTGCTGTCGAGCCGCAACTGACGGATCGTTTGGTGGACGGATCGGACACCTACGAAATCATCCACGTTGGCGAGACGAATCCAGCGGGGACGGCAATCGTCTATTCGTTGATTGCGCGGAGGGTATCGTGAGCTTCGACGCAGACGTTGCGCGATTCGTGAAGCGCGCCAGAGATGGAGCAAACAAGCTGACTCGCGGGGTCGAGCTGGAGCTGTTTCGCTCGGCAATCATGGACACGCCGGTTGATACCGGCAGGCTGCGGGGGAATTGGCAGTATTCGCATGGCCGGCCCGTAGATCAGGAGCGTGACGCTGAGGACCAGTCAGGCGTACGAACGACATCCGAGATGCAATCCGGTGTTCTGTCGGCACCGTGGCCGCGCAAATCGTATCTGCGCAACAACCTGCCGTATGCCATCCGCATCGAGGAAGGCCACAGCACCATCAAGGCCCCGCAGGGCATGGTTCGGAGAAACCTTAGGAGAATCGCAGCAAACCTCCGATCTCAGATCCGGAGGCTGCGGTGAGGGCGAATATCGACTCTGCGCTGTTGCAGGCGTGGGATTCCGGAGGTTTCGGCCTGCCGTATCGTGTGGCTGATCTTCCGTTGATGGAGCCTGTAACGCATACAGTGCTATCAGGCCCTGGTGGCAATCCCTGGGCGAGGGTGTCGGTATTGCCTGCCCGTCCGAGTGTGGCATCGATGGGCACAAGCGGCGACGACAGAATTGACGGGGTGATGCAGGTCGATCTGTTCTATCCGTTGGGACAAGGGCAGGGCGCGGCAAACACAAAGGCTGATGACATCGCGGCTGTGTTCGGCGCGGGAAAAACGCACAGCTATAACGGCGTGAACGTGCATTGCGATTATTGCGGGCGCATCTCGCAATTGGTGACGGAGGACTGGTTACAGACCATCGTCGAGGTTGGTTTCCACTCCTGGATTCAGAGGTGATTTATGGCTATCGCACAAGGCATCAACAAGGTTCTCGCCTACAAGAAAGAGACGTCCTGGGGTGTTGCTCCTGGCGCCACGAGCGGCAAGGAATTGTCCCGTGTTACCGGCATGGGCAATTTGACGAAAACCACCTATCAGTCCGCCGAGATCGACAAGAGCCAGCAAATACGCGGGTTCCGTCACGGCTCTCGGACCTCAGCAGTGGCGTTCAACGGTGAACTAGCAGCCGGCAAGTACGTCGATTTCTGGGCGGCCGCTGCCCGGGCAGGATTCTCGACGGCTCCGACTACTGGGTCGCTGACAAACATCACGGCCTCGGCGACGGCTCCGCATTTCGTGCGCGCTGCCGGTTCGTTCATCACCGACGGATTCCGGGTCGGCGACGTGATGAGGTGGAGTGGATGGACCTCTCCGGCGACCGCGAACAACGCCAAGAATTTCCTGATCACCGCGTTAACCGCGACGAATATGACGGTGGTTGCTTTGGATGGCTCTGCGGTGGTGGCGAAAGCCTCGGGCGATTCCGTGACCGGCACGATGCAGGGCAAGCGGACATCTGTACCTGCCACAGGACACACGGACGACAGCTTCTATTTCGAGGACTGGTACGCGGACATCACTCAGAGCGAGCAATTCTCGGGGTGTAAGCTCCAGAATCTCGCGGTGAACTTGGCGCCGAACGCCATCGCCACCATGAACATGAATTTCCTCGGCAAGGACATGGTCACCGGATCGAGCCAGTACTTCACCACTCCTGCTGCACCGACTCAGTCCGAGCGATTGGCCGGCGTGAATGGCGTTGTGCTGCTGGCCGGCGCGCAGTCGCTGGTGGTCACCGGAATGAATTTCACGATCGACGAACAGCTTACCGCGCCGCCTGTGGTGGGCAGCAACGTGGTTCCTGCGGTATTCCGTGGGCGAGCTACCGCGTCAGGACAAGCGACAGTGTACTTCGAGGACGCTGCTGTCAGGGATGCGCTCGTCAACGAGGATGTCGTTTCCGTGGTCGGCGCTTTCACGGCGAGCAATGCGGCGGACGCTGATTTCGTCGCGTTCAACTTTCCGAATGTCAAATTCCGCGGGGCGAGCAAGGACGACGGAGAGGTCGGCATCATCCAGACACTGCCGTTTACGGCATTCCGTCCGAGCACAGTCGGCACTGGCGTGCTCGATTCCACTTTCGCAATCCAAGACTCCCTGGCGGTGTGATATGAGCAATCCGTTCGACAGGTACAACACCAGAGCGAAGATCAATCAGCGGCAGCGCATTTATCTCGCTGACCCGGACACCGGCAAATCTACGGGAGACTGGATCGACATCCGTTATTCACTCGCCGATGACTACGCCGAGGCTCGCGAACAGGTTCTGCGGGATATCGCGATTCAGGGGGAAGAAGGGCCGGCTGTCGAGCGCAGTGCGCGGATCATCGCGCCGCTGATTGCCGGCTGGTCGTTCGACGTGGAGTGCAATGCGGAGAACATCTACCAGTTCCTCTGCCTCGCGCCGCATCTTCACAACGCGATAATCGAGAAGGCCACCACTGAGGGAAAGCTCTACTCGACAGCGTCGCCGAACTCTGCCGATGGGCAAGGGGAGAGTTCGATCTCGCCCAGCCCCCGCAAGGAGCAAAAGACCGCATAAGCCTGCGCGAGCACTTGGAGCGTGTCGAGCGCAATACAGGAAAGCGCCCGCCGATGCTGGATGCACACGGGCCAATGCCGGAGAGACTGGCGTATTTGTGGGGGTGGTTCAGGGAGCTAAGGAAACCCCTGAATTACGTCGAGATCGAGGCTTGGTCCAGGGTTACCAGGCGAAGGCCGGAACGGTGGGAGATTGACGCGCTGTTCAGACTAGACCACGAGCTGCACGAGGCGATACATGGCAATTGAAGAATATGCTCGCCTAGGGATCGAGGTCGACAGCACGCAAGCTGTGCGCGGTATGCGCTCGCTGGATGATCTCACCGGATCTGCGCGAAGAGCGACGACAGGCTTTACGGCGCTGCGCAATGCGGCGCTTGCTGTGGGTGCTGCTCTATCCGTCAAGGGCTTTATCGATGTTGCGCGCGAGCTGGAGAACGTCCAGACTCGCATGCGCTTTCTCACTGATACCACGGAAGAAGCTGCTGCTGCCGCAGATTCATTGCAGAAATTCGCGGCGCGCGTTCCGTTCGAATTCCGCGAAATCTCCAACGCCGCACCAAATCTGCTTGTGGTGGCGGAAAATACCAAAGAGCTAAACCAGCTCCTCGAAATCACCGGCGACATTGCCGCTGCTACCGGCTTGTCGTTCGAGCAGACTGCCCAGCAATTGCAACGCGCAATGTCTGGCGGGATTGCGTCTGCCGACCTGTTCCGCGAGCGCGGTGTAGGAGCGCTGCTTGGGTTTGAGCAGGGCGTTCAGGTAACCGCAGAGCAGACGAAAAAGCACATTCAGGATCTGTGGTTTGGCCCTGGTGGAGCCGTTAATACGCTCAAGGGCGCGTCTGCTGAGATGGCGCAGAACTGGGACGGTCTCGTCTCGATGCTGCAAGACAAGTGGTTCCTGTTCCGCGCAGAGGTTATGGATTCCGGGCCGTTCGACTTTCTCAAGGCAGCAATGGCCGAGGTCGATTCACGGCTGAATGAGAATTTTGACTCCATCAATGATGTTGCTCGGGATACCGGCGACGTTATCGTCGAGGCATTCGAGGATGTCATTCGAGCCGGTGCGATTGCTGTTGACACGCTCGGTCCGCCGCTGGGGTTGATTGCCGGCGCTGTGGAAGACATGTGGCAGGGGTTCCAGTCTCTGCCGACCGAGGTTCAGTCTGTCGGGCTTGTCGGCGCATTGCTGTTTGGAAAAAAAGGGCTTGTCATCTTGGGAGCAGGGGCTTCGGCCGTCCAGAACATCGCGGAAATCACCAACCTGATCGATGAGCAGAAAATCGCCCGGCAACTGGAGATGCTGGACGAGAGGATCGCGCAAGCGCAGGAGACGCTGAGTGAGGCTCAGGCGGCGTTTGCTGCTGGCGCAAATGATCCTGCCGTGGCTGACAGCCTGCTTGAGTCCTTGCGCCAGGCTGAGCAGGCCATGGCGCAGTTGCAGGAGCGCAGGCAGGCGCTCATCGACGCGCCGGTTCCTGATTTTCAGCTCTTTGGATCGGAGGAAGAGGTCGGACAGGCGCAGTCCCGTGTCGAGGAGTTTCTTGATTCTGTGCATGAGCGTATTGCCAGAGCACAGGAGGATATCGGGAAGCTCAGGGACAGCGGCGGGCTGACAGGCTCAACAGAAAGCGCAATTGCTGCGACGGACAAGCACGCCAAGGCGCTGGAAAAACAGCGGAATGCGCTGGAGCAGATCGTCGCCGCAGCTTTGCCGTATCAAGCCAAACAGCGCGAATTGCTGTCGCAAATCGCAACGCTGGATGCTGCGATCCAGAAGGAGACCGGCAGCACTAAAGACCTGGAAGAGGCACGTCGCCGGCTGCAAGAGCAGCTTACCGACCTTCAGTCCATCACGCGGACAACGATCGAGACCCACGCCGAGACCGTCGAGGAACTGGAGCGCGAACTCGCGGCATTGAGGCAGGGCGAAGACGCCTATGCTGCTTATACACAGCAGCTCATGGTGCAAGAGGAAACCAAGCGCCGCATTCAGGCATTGCAGGATCAGGGTATTGAGCTTACCGACAGAGAGCGTGCGGAGATCGAATCGCTGACCCGCGCTGAAATCGAACTCAAGCAGCAGATCGACGCCGAGGCAGAAGCACGACTCAACGCCAACCGTGCATGGCAGGGGTTCGTGACGGAGATTGCCGGCGCGTTTCTCTCATCCACTGGCAGCATGGGCGACGCAATAACCGACCTGCTCGGACGCACTCAGCGCGAACTCGTTAACTCTGGTCTCGGCGCATTGTTCGGATTCGAGACCGCATCAACGCCGATATTGTCCGGATTGGGGTCGCTGTTTGGCGGTGGATCTTCGGGGCTGTTGAGCGGTGGAGTTCTTCTGCCCGGCGTTCAGGAGAACGTCTTCGGCCTGACGAATCAGCTTGTGGCGCAAGGCGGTATGCTAGCGGATGCTGGCGTGCTGCTCAATAACGCGGCGAACAATCTTGCATCCGCGCCTGGTGGGCTGGTGGGCGGCGGGTTGATTTCTGCTGGAGCAGGATTTTTGGGCGGCCAGCTCGGCGGTGCGGTTTTCGGCGGCGAGCCCGGTTTGGCTTCTGGTCTTGGTGGTGCTGCTGGGGCTATCGGCGGAAGCGCGTTGCTCGGATCATTGGGCTGGGCTGCCGGACCATTGGGCGCTTTGGCAGGAGCGTTCGTCGGGTCGGCAATAGATTCGGTATTGGGCGGTGACGGACCCGAGGTGCGCGCAGCCGTATTCGCGGGTACGGATGCCAGCAGGGCAGAACCCAAGTGGACGGTCGCCCAGCAGGTCGGCGCCAGCGGGCTGGCGCTCGCCGGCGAGGCCCAACGTGTAGGCGAGGAGGGCGAAGAGGCCGTCAGGAACTTCACGCAGGCTCTGACAGAGCTTGATCAGGCGCTCACCACCGTCACACGCGGCGCCGGGTTTGCGGTTGATCTGTCCGGCGCGAGTTTCGGCGCGATACCTCCTGGCGAAGAAGGCGCCCGAGATTTCGTCCGGCAGTGGATCGACGAGGTATCACGCGGATTCGACGCCGAGCTGGAGATGGCCGCTGCGTCTCTTGGTGGTGAAGGCGCTCAGCAGCTTGCCGCCGGATTTGAGACGCTGCTCAACATCAACGCCCGGTTGGATAGCGGCGGTGAGGTGTTTGCCGGCATCGAAAGTCTGTCGGAAACCATCGGGCTGTTGCAGGGGCAATTCGCCGAAGCCGGCGAGGGGCTTGCGGATACCGTCAACCGGCTGGATGCTGCAACCCTGCTGCTCGCATCGGTGGGAGAAGAAACCAGCAATACGGTTGAGTTTTTCGAGCGCGCAGCCAACGCACTTAGAGGACTCGGACAACAGCGCGCAGCGGAGATTGCCGCCTACGGCCAGACGTTGCAGCGCATCAACGATCTGCTGTCCGAAGATCGCATCCTGCGAGATTACGAGGCCAGCACGAGAACACTGTTTGAGACCTACCAGGCGCAAACCGACGCAATTAAGGATCTGGCAGCGAATCTGGAGAGCGCATCCGATTTCGCAGCGCTGGAACAGGCCGTCATTGCACGGTACGACACCGAGCTGCAACTGATCGGCCAGATCGACAGCGCATTGCAATCGGTAGCGGCATCATTCAATGCCACGATTGAGAGCATCGTGGTGGACGGTCTGGAGTCCGAGCGTGAGCGCTACGAGTATTTTCGACAGCAGGCCGATGCCGTTGCGGAAGAGATTCTGTCGCTGCAAGACCCTGAAGCCATTCAGCAGGCGGCCGAGCAGTACAACCGACTGGTAGGTCAAGCCTATCAATCGCTCAGCGAGGAATCACAGGATCTGCTGCGCGACGACATCCTGAAGACCGTCACCGAGATGCGCGAGATTACGACCGGGCTGCTGGAGGATTTGCGCGGCGACGTGACGGGCGGCGGAGATGTTGGAGCTGTTATCCGCAGCGAAACAGAACAGGCGTTGCGCACGTTGCGCGAGGCCGTACAACAGGCGGTGGAAGCCGTATCCCAACAGCAGGCCGAGACCAGCCGGCAATCCACGCAGCTTGTGCAATCGCTGAATCAGTGGGCGGCAAGCCTGCCCGAATCTATCCGCGTGCAGATCGCGGGCACTGAGGTGGCATTCTGATGGCCGCGCTGAATCTGAGCCTGTATCCGCCGTCCATATCCTCGACTGTCGAGCCGGATCACGGGATAACGCTGGACTATGCGGACAGCGGTAAGCTGCACCGGCGCGGGCTGTATGCGCAGCAGCATTATGTGGTGACGCTGAACTGGGATTTGCTGACGCTGGCGCAGCGCGATTATCTGGAGGATTTTATTCTCAGGTATCGCCTGGAGACCGTGACATTCACGCTAGACGGACACGACTATACCGGCGAGTTGATCGGCGGCCCTGTGCGCAGGTGGGTGAGCGGACAACTGTACGGATTGACGGCGCAATATCGTGCGGTGCGGGTTGCATCTGTTGATCCGATCGCAGCAATCATCGCCGCCTATGCACAGGCCAGCCACTGGTATGATCCGTCCGACCTCTCGACGATGTGGCAGGACACTGCCGGCACGATCCCCGCTCAATTGGGCGGCCCGGTAGCCAGGATTGATGACAAGGGCAATCTCGGCCTGGCAGCCACGCAGGCTACGGCGGCGAACCAACCGATACTCCAGCGCGACAGCGCCGGCCGTACTTATCTGGACTACAACGGGACCACGCATACGCTTGTCATCCCGACCGGGATGCCTGAGCCGACGACAGGCATTTGCGCCGTAGTGGGCTGGAGGCACGATAGTAGTTCCGGGTCACCGACCATTTATGTGTCCCGCGAGGGCGCATTCGACGCACAGCACAAGCACCCTCAGCTAAACCCGCTCAACAGCAACTCGCTGCTTACGCGGATCGGGAATCAGGATGTAACGTCATTCGCTGGGTCTGCGCCGACTGGCGGCGATTATGTGGGTACCGTGCATCTCGCCACTGACAACGCGGCACGCAAGTCTTATCTAAACGGTATGCTCTACGGCACGGCTACCGCGCCGGCGCTCAGTGACGCTGGAGACAGCCCAACAGGGCTGCTCGGGCGGAATGATTTTCCCGGCAGAATCTACGGCGTTATCCACATTCAGCACGGAATTGCAGACGCAGATCGTCAGGCCATCGAGGCATGGATGGCGGATAAGTCAGGGGCGGGCGTCTGATGCCAGCGCCCAGACTCCCAGCGTATCGCGGCACCGAAACCGCTCGGGGCGGCCGGCTGCCGGCAAGTCGAATCAACGAGTTCGCCCGCGATCCTGTCCAGCGCTCGATCTCTGTGGCGGCTGCGGACCAGATGCTGCCTATTGTGTACGGGCGCGCCAATGTCCCCGGCCTGCTGTTCGCGCAGGGCCTGATCGGCACTGATCTGGTGGTGGGCTATGCGCTGTGTGTGGGCGAGATCGACGCCATTGAAATGGTGCAGATCAACGATATCGACGCGAGCACCATCACCGGCGTTACCGTCACCAACTACCTCGGCACGCCGACCCAGGGTGTGGACGCTACGTTGTCATCGGCGATTGTGGCCTACAACGATTCGATGCGCTTCGACGCCGGCAACGGCTGGCGCGGCATCGCCTATGTGGTGCTGCGGATCACAGATACCGCAGACGTCGGCGGCTGGCCGAGGATGCGCGCGACGATACGCGGGCGCAAGGTCTACGATCCGCGCACCGATACAACCGTCTACAGCGACAATACCGCGCTCTGCACGGCGGACCTCATTTCTGATCTGGACTACGGGCTGGGCCTGACCGCGACCAACGTCGCGGATGTGGCGGACTGGTGTGACTCTTTGCTGTCGGACGGCACCACGAAGCTCTCGCGCATCGCCCTGGTGCTGGATAACCCGCGCCCGATACTACCAGACTGGCTGGACCTGTTATCCAGCTACGGCGAGTTCTATTGGATTCACGAAGGCGCGGATATCAAGCTGGTCCGCGACAGCTCGGTTGACCTGTCCGCAACGCCGATCGAGCGCGAGTGGATAGCCGGCACGCTTTCTGTACGCCATGAGGATACCGCGGACGCTCCGAGGTCCGTGGACGTGATGTACACCGTGCCGCGGACGGATTCGCTACCGTGGGCCACGGACTCTGTGCGGCGGGAGCTTGCAGGCGGGGCTGTGACACCAACCACGCTGAAGATGGAGGGCATTTTTTCGGCGGTTGAGGCCGACAACAAAGCACTGGCGAAACTCAACCGGATGCAGAGCCGGGTGACGATATCGTGCGATGTTCCGGATCGTGGTATCACCTACCAGGTTGGCGACGTTATCCGGCTGGATTCCCCGGCCAGGGGAATCACCGAACTACCCATGCGCGTGCTGGAGGTGGGTATGTCCGGCCCTGGGCGTTACCGGATATCCGGTGAGATGTACGACCCGAATCACTATCTCGGCGAGCTGTCGCTTTTGCAGAGCACACAACTTCCGATTGGCGCGATCGTCCTGTGGCTGGGCGGCAGCATTCCGGATAACTTTGCGGAGTTCACTGCGGCGAACGGCCGCGTTATTGTGGGCGCCGGCGGGGCGCACGCTCAATCCGAAACCGGAGGGGCAGGCTGGAATGTATCGTTCAGCGGGCTGACCACCGCCGGCGGCGCCCATAATCCAAATTTGAGTACCGATTTTTTCACCGATGCGCGGCGCGACAACACTCCGGACTACCCCAGCGAGCCCTCTATTGCCGGGAGCGAGAACGGGACTGCACTGGTAGGTAATCCCGTACACAGCCACAGCTACGACTCAGGCAGCGTCGCGCTGGACCCGCTGAGAGTGCGCAGGAGGCTGATCAAAGCAACGTCGGTAACCAGTCTGCCGCCGAATTGTGCCGTGTTTGGCGTGCCGGGAATCAGCACCAACGCATGGAGTCGCGATGTGTCCGCGGCTGGGCGAGTGTTGGAGGCGGCGGCGGAAAACGGCAATGCGGGCTCGGCGAGCCAACAGGTGCCGCTCACGACTGGGTCGGCTGATGACAGGCACTGGCACATTTCGGACTACGTTCCAGGGCCGGATTATTACGGTGGTATCTGGGTTCCGGCTCCCGGCCCAAGTGCTGGCGAAGAGATATTTATCCCCCCAACTCCCAAGAACTTCACCGTTCATGGCGGCTCAATCCATGGTCACTCTGCGACGTTGCAGGTGGCCGTTCGGGCAAAGCGAAGGCGATTGGCTCTATACCAGACGACGGGGACCGGCAATATCGTGCCAGGTCAGATCATACTGTGGGAGGGCGGAGTGGTGCCGGCTGATTGGGTGCTGTGCGACGGCGCCAACGGCACCCCCGATATGCGCGATCATTTTGTGGAGGTCGCAAACGTCGGGAATGAGGGTACGGCGGAGGGCGACAACACCGTGAACGCTACTGCGACAACCAATACGATTTCTCACTCGCACAAGGGCGGAGCGAGAGAATCGAACCGAGTCGAAAAAACCTCTACCCATGCATCATCGATTGCGCACAACCACGTCATCGACGCCAACGTGCCCATAGACCCGCCCTATTACGCGCTGGCGTTCATCATGTACTCACCCGGAGCCTGATATGGCCGAGTTCACCTACCGCAACATCGTTCAGCGCGCACTCACCTACGCTGAGGTTGACGGCAACTTCCAGCGCGTCGAGGAGTTGCACGACGCTGCGCTAGAGGCGCGGGACGTTGCCGTATCCGACACGATCATCTACCCCGACACAACGGCTGGTTTGGCAGCGACGGCGGAGGGCGGCTATTTCGTGGTGCCGGATCCCGCCACGGACGAGCTGATCTACTACCGCGTTGAGTCCGGGGCGGCCGTCGAGAAGGTCCGCATCGGTTTTCGCTTACCGTTTGCCGGCGGCACGCTGACCACCGCGCTGAACCACGCGCCGTCTGTATCGCTTGCCAGTGCGGCAACTGTGAATATCGGGGCGGCCGCGGCCAACGCGATCACGATTACCGGCACCACCACGATTACCGCATTCGACACCATCGCGGACGGCGCTGTCCGGGTGCTGACATTTGCCGCTGCACTTACGCTCACCCACAACGCCACCAGTCTGATCCTGCCTGGCGGCGCGAACATCACCACGGCAGCCGGTGACGTGGCTGTCATGCTGTCGCTGGGGTCGGGAAATTGGCGCTGCATCGCATACCAGCGGGCAAGCGGTAAATCGCTGATACCACGCACCACGACGATCAACGTCCCGCACACCTGGGCCGTGGCCGGCGAAGTCAAAGTACCCGCTGGCGACCTCGACGTTATTCCTGGGTTTTTCGTGCCGTCTCTGGCGGTTGGACAAACTGCAAAGCTGGTTGAGGCGCGACACAAAATTGGAGCAGGCACATCGGCGACGGTGAAATTGCAGAAAAACGGCGTGGACATTACCGGATTCACCGCAATTTCGGTGACGACAACCGCCGCGCTCACCAACCCGGCGGACGTTGCGCTTGCAGCGGGAGATTACATTCAGCCAATCGTGACAGCGGTTTTTGGAACACCCAAAAACATGAGCTTCACAGTCGCTCTTGAATACGTCCAGGCGGGAGCCTAATGGCAACTCGGCTGTACTTCCACGACGCTGTAACCTCGTTAAGCGGCACCCTGCCGAGCGGCGAACAATCCACGCGGACCCCGGACTGGACGGCTACGGGAGGCGCCACGAATCGCACGATGGACACCAACATCGGTGTGGCACAGGCGAGTCGCGCTGGCACCATGCTTAATCAGTTCCCCGCGCAAGATGGCCTGCTTGGGATGTTTATTTCGCCACCGCTGGACACGGCGCAGA